CTAAAACAAGGAAAATTTTCAAACTAAAAGTATTTACCTCCAACCATCAACGTGTCTACGACACAGAGCAGTGGTTACACGAAGAACTTCGTGAAAGAGGTTTTGAATATAATGAACCTGATGGATTATGGAGTATTGAATTGTTTAGTATGGATTGCATCTCAGTACTGGAATACTTGTTAAAAGACATAGATCTGGTAGATGTATCCGAAGAATACAAAGATTAACCAGCTTCGGCTGGTTTCTTCTTATCTGAATTTTATTCTTATTTATGATATAATTGATGATTATAGAGAAAAGAATAACAGGTGACAGTAATGATCATACCAACCTACATGGCGGAAAGTTCTAATGTTTTAGGTGATAGGTTGTACATGGACGCTTTTGTGAGTGTAGTTCCTATCTATACCAGTACTCCAACTAAGTATGCAATATCAGATAAAAGTATTATAAGCAATCATGTAGTTAGGAATAATCCAACACTGAGTTTGACGGGTTTTGTAGGTCAACATCCGTTAAAATCGTATGACAATTCTTTAGTGGGATACACAGATATCAGCGCAAGACCTTCAAATACGCACGAAACCTTATTAAAATGGCAACAAAACAGTACACAGCTTTATGTATATAGTGAATTTTTCCAATTAAATCAATACATTATAACATCATATCAACCGAAACAACTAGAGATCACGGACACTTTACAATTTGATCTTCAATTAGAAAAATTAAGGTACGTACCCTACCAAAGGGATACTTTATTAGAGTTCGCAGATTCAACTAAATCTGTTGATGGTAAAAGTAAATCTTCATCCACATCAGGTAGTAAGACTGAGGAAGATGGCGGTTTATTCCGTATAGCAAGAAAAGTATTAGATTTCTATTCTGATAATGGGGTGTTAGATAGCGGTACAACCAAAGAGGAAACAACCAATGACAATTAGTTTAATCCCTCTTGAACAAGATCCATACAAATCTTACCGTGTCACTCTTGATGGTGAATCATATGATGTTGTTGTCCAATATAATCAACGATTAATCAATCAAACTTCCACAAACAAGAATCACCCTCCTTTAAGCGCAGATAGTTTTACAATCTCTATAGCTTTAACAGGTCGTGATCCTATCATCAAGACAGCGTTAAAAACGAATCGTGATATCCTTGGTCCTTACAAATACCGTGAAGGTTGTCCACAAGGTAGTATGATATTACGTGACACAGCAGCAGATGCAAACCTTGTTGATGGTAAGTTGTATGCACCTGAACGTGTAAGTTACGATGGTATTGGAACTAGGTTCTTATTGTTGTATGAAAGTGCGGAGTGATTATGAGAACAGAAATATTATACCGCTTCACAATTGGTAAACCTTTGAAATTACCAGCAGGTGCATTCACTCCTTATAAATTTGATGAAGCTCCAGCGATTATTTCTCTCAACGATTACTTTGACACAGAAGATCCCTTCAACAGTTATATTTTCACACAACATCAAATCCAGTTCAATGTGAATATGGATTCCAGCTCTAAGATTAATTCTAGTTATGTAACACTATTCAACGTTGATGAAGAAGTGATTAACTTTGTTACAACTAATCACAATAACAACTTGGTGTGTATCATGGAAGCGGGTGACAACGAACAAGGATTAAAAGAAATCTTCAAAGGAACAATAACTGCAGCACAAAAGATTGATGATACACAAGATACACAACTTAAAATGAATCTTGCTGATGGTAGTGTTAATGCAAAGAATGCTAAGACTATCCGCACATACCCTCGTGGAACAACTTACGAAACTATTCTACGAGATATGAACAAAGATATGAAGCTTCCAATATCAAGCTTTGCAGGTATTGAAGGTAAGCTACTTAATCCTGTCACATTTGCAGGTAATACACATCAGATCATGGAAAAGCTTTCCGATACACTTGGTGTATCCTACTCCATCCAAAATGGTGTGACAAGTATTGTTCCTTATCGTAGCTACAAGAAAGTAGAAGTTTCAGTTATCACACCAACATCTGGTTTGATTGGTAAAATTAAGAAAGGTGTTGATGATAGCAAGAGTGGTCAGAATTCAGCAAGCATGGATTCAAATTCTATTCAGTTTATGTGCTTACTTGATGGAGCATTGAAACCTAACGAAACAGTGTATGTTGATGATGGTGATATTGTTGGTCCATACAAGATAACAAGTATTAAATTCTCTGGTGACTTTGAAGGTAACGATTGGACATGTAGTGTTAAAGCTGCAAAAGTTGATGGAGTGTTAGAATAATGGCAGGAGAAGGTTTACAAGTAACACCAAAACAACCACCTTATCGTGGTGGATTGAATTATGCGATGGATCATGCCATCGAAGATAAGCTACGTTTTGCTAGGACAATGGTTCCCGCTAAAGTGTTGAAAGTTGATTACGATAAAAGCTTAGTTAATATTAAACCTCTCATCCGTTTTCGCTTTGATATGGCAACAGATGACGAGTATGGTATTGAAGAAATACTTGAAGTACCTCTTATATTCTCATCAGCGAAGCGTGGGATAGCTAAAATGACCTTCCCTGTCCGCGAAGGTGATGTTGGACTACTTCTATGTTCAGACCGTCACACAGAGAATTTCCGAGCAAGCGATGGTATCTCTGTTGTTGATAGCGGTAGTTTTTCGACACTAGGTACCGATGGTTATATTAACTATATAGGATTCATCCCTGAAGTGTTCACCAGTGCCATCGGGGAGAGTTTTGACCCTAACGATGTTGTGTTGGTACATGGTAGTTGCGAAACACGACACAAGGAAAATGGGACGGTTGTTACAACAAATGAATCCAGTACTGTTACACAAAAACCCTCGGGTGAAATTTCATTAGTAAATGGTGGCGGGTACATAAAACTATTGGCTGACGGCAGGGTCGATATTAATGGTTTTATTATTCAAACCAGTGGTGCAGCTACCTCTCCCGTTAGTGTAGGTGCACCTACCGTAGCAGCGGAAACATCACTGGTTGTTAATGGTAAAGAGATGGATGGACATAATCATTCTGAGGGTACCTATCAAGTAGGAGGGGATAATGTGTCTGGTGAATCAGGAGACCCAGTATAATGGCTAAGTTCGATATATTTATGGATGTAACAGGTAAAGATGATTTAGATTTTTCTGATGTCATAGATTTCCGTTGGACAGAAACAATAGAAGAATCACTAATTCAGAGATTACAATTACGTTATGAAGTATGGGTGGGTGAATGGGGTTATAACTTACAATTCGGAACACCTTATAGAGAATATATGCGGCAAGGGTTGAATAGGTCTCAACTTGATACTGAATTCATACGTATTGCCCTCCAAGAAGAGGATATAACATCTGTTAAGGTTATAAATTCTACACTGGATAATGTAAACCGTATATATAAGATTCAAAGTTTAGAAGTTTATACGGATGGGGGTTTATTAACTATACCTATCTCAAACCCTTACACTAAAACAAACACTTATCCAGAACCTTACGAGTTTACAGATTTCACACTGTGTCGGAAAACAGAAGAAGAGATACAAGCTATTAATAATATCTATGGTTTCGTAAACTTTACAGGGTTACCTGAGACAGGAGGAAGTACTTGGTGGAACAAATGGGGTGGTAACGACCCTAGACCATAGAGTACGTTAACCCGCTTCGGCGGGTTTTTCCTGCACCTGAATTTTATCAGCGTTTATGGTATAATTGTTTATTAGAATAATCAAGTTATTACCGAGGAATAATAATGGCAAGCGGATTTATTAATGGTACTTTTCAAAGAGATACATTATCAGACCTTATCCTCAGTATCGAGAATGACGTTAGGGTTACTTATAACAATCCTAATTTCAGTATAGAAGATAATGAGAACATTGGCCAACTTTTAAAAATGATTGCCGGAAGAGAGAATAATATCTGGCAAACAATAGAACAAGTTTATAATTCATGGAATCGTAATGGCGCAGAGGGTTTATTCTTAGATGAGATTTTTGCACTATCAGGGGTATTCCGTGAGAAAGCAACATCTGGAAGTGGCGATGCTGTTGTGGAAACTAGTTCATCAGCTATTGACAGTACGAGTGTTAGCATCGGTACAATCTTTAGCGGTGAGAATGGTGG